TATCTTAGGTCCAAGATCTTTATTACGTGCTGGGATTTGTTGTAGGTTAGGGTTTTGATAACTGAATCTACCAGTTACCGTACCACCACCTGCATTTCTTAACTGATTTATCTCTGCGTGTATTCTACCTTTATGCTCATAACTTATAATAGAATCTAAAAAAGTTGTATGTGCTTTGTTAATCTCTCTTGCCTGTGCAATCATATTAACAACAGGATGCTCATGTTCTTGTAAAAAGTTTTTTGTAAAAGAGGGTGCACCTGTTTTATCCGTTGTCGGATATTCAAGTTTCAACATATCAAATACATTTGCAACAGATCTTGCTGCCCATATTTGTGTATCCACATTCGTTTCTTTTTTTATTTTATGTAATAAATCTTGTTCTGCTTTTTTAAATTCTTTTTTCATTTGATGTGCACGTTCTACATCAACACGTACACCTTTGAATCTCATATCAACAAGACATGGAAACAAATCAGATTCAAGATCAAATATATCTTCCAGGTCCTGATTAATAATTTCTTTTTTCATCTCTTGCCAAAGTCCTAATGTAACTTCAGCATCACGTTCAGCATATGCACCAACATGCATTGATGGTAATTTATACATTTCTGATTTGGGATTGATTCCCCATTCCGCTGCAGCTTCTGCAAGTGCAGCTTCATTCTTACCATAACCAAGATAATGCCATGATAAACTATTTAAATCATATCTAAATCTATTTTCATCAGTTAACGCTGCAGCTATCATTGTGCAGGCTATGTTACCGTTTATTTTAAAACCTAATGCTCTTAACCAACAAACATCATAAATTGCATTGTGAAAAATTTTTGTTGAAGGTGCTTCAAGTATATCTTTAAGCCACAACAAAACTTTATTTCTATCCATATTACCACCACCTTCATGTGCAATTGGAAAATAACCTTTGTAATGACTGGTTGCAACTGCAATACCTATAACATCACCATTACCAATAACAGAACCAGATCCTTTTTTAAGTAAGTCTGGGTCTTTTGTTTCTAAGTCAATCGCTATCTCATCTACATGACGTAAGTCAGGAAATTCTGTAGGCTTTAACCATTCGGTCTGTGCTTCAAATTTAGGTATCTTCATTTAGTCCTCGGTTCAAAGATATATTTATCTTCTATTAGTTTATTTAATTTATCTTTATTACTAAAAGCATATAGAGCTGCATTGTAATCTTTTGGAAAAATTTCATAACATAAATTTTGACGATTAGAATAACCACTGGTCTCTAATCTTAGATAAATTTCTAAATCAAATTCTACGCCGTCAACTTTAATATTTCTTTTTATTATATTTCTTCCCATCTAAATCTTTCATCTTTAATATTTCTAAATCACAATAATGCTTGATCTTTTCTAAATCTTCTATACCATTCTTGTTCAAATATCTACAAACATATTTCACAACGTTTCCCTGAAAAAACGATAAATTATTTTTTGAAATAAATTCATACGGTTGAATGGTAAACTCCTTATAGTGATTCCCTCCTATCTGCTTTTCTTGCGGAAAAGTATTTTCAAATAAGTCCTTCGATGTCATAACCTTGATCCTCCTTTTTTGCTGACATAATGTAGAGATTTTGTTTTGTACGTGTAACTCCAACATACCAAACTCTATGCTCCTCATCTTGTTTATCCTGACTCTTTTCTATTGAGTCTCGAATTTTTTTTGTATTATCTAAAATTAACAACACATTTTCAGCTTCACCACCTTTTGCTGAATGTATTGTAGATAATTTTACTCTAGGTATTTTGTTTAATTCTTCTCCATTACTTAACATTTCTCTAATATATAAACATTCTTCATAATCAGATGTAAATGCATCATACCAAGGTACTTCCGGATCAAATCCAAATTCTTTTAAATCATACATTCGTTCATCAGTTAATTCTTTATCTATATCTGTGTATTCAAATATATCTTTTACTTCTGCTAAAGATAATTGATCACCTTTGGTCCATCTTGTGTAGTTTAGAATAGTTCTAAACAATGTAGTTTTATAACTTTTACGATCTTTATATTCAAAAAAGATTCCACGTTCTTTTAAAAATGGTCTAAGTCTATTTAATTTGTCGTTGTATCTTGCAAGAACTAACCAATTACCTTTTTCCAAAGGTACGTCTTCCAAACTAAATACATAGTTTATGGTTCCATCTTCTTCCCTTGCTTTCCAAGATTTTTTTACTCGGTTATCGTCAGGTATTTGATTTAAAATTTTATCTGCAATGTTTTGTACAAGACCTGGGACCCTGTAAGATTGTGGCAAAATTATGTCCTTCTTTGAAATTTCTTGCTGAAATTTTTTTACATCTGCGCCTGCCCAGCCATAAATTGCTTGATCATCGTCACCCGCTAGTATAACATATTTGCTATTTTGCTTGATAATATTAAACATTTTCCACTGTACCGGTGATAAATCTTGAGCTTCGTCTATAAATGATACGTCTAATTTAGGACACAATTCTGACACAATAAATTTATCAATCATGTCTGTAAAATCTACTAATTTATATGAATCTTTGTAGTTATTTAATTCTTTTGAAATAATAGGTAATAATCTTTTATCCATGTTTTCTGAATACATATCTGTATTGTATTCATCTTCGATAGATATGTTTTTAATTCTAGCTGCACTAATTAAATTAAAATATTCACTACTTGAATTTAAAAATCCTGTGGATTCTTCTCCATTAGAATAAACTGTTACTTCTATTCCTAGACTTCTACCAATATCTTCGTAGTGTTCATCTTGCATTACCTGAGATTTTTTCATACCCAATTGTTTAAATGCTAAAGAGTGTAGAGTTCTAAAATATTTTAAATCTTTTTTCTGATATTTAGGATAAGCATCTAGCATTCTGTCCACCGCCTCATTAGCTGCTTTAGTTGTAAATGCAAAATAACCAATCTTATCTATTGGTGTACCTAACTTTAAAAAAGTTTTTACATATTTTAAAAGTTTTGTAGTTTTCCCTGTTCCCGGAGGCCCAAATAATTTTCTACTAATTCTGGATCTTCCATCTATCATATTATATCTGTCTTATGTTTTGTTAATGTGTGGTGAATAGGTACTTCTTCAAAAGACTTTCTATTTATTTGAATGACATTTTTTACAGATGAATTGTATTTATTTTTTTCTTTAGAAGGAAATCTTTTTTGTTCTAAAAATTCTATCTCACAACTTTCATAAGTTACCTGCATCATACGACCTGTCTTATCTTCGTTGTACTTCCAGTTCTTTGCTTTTAATTTGTCGTAAAATTTATCAAACTTAAAGTATGCATAGTCTCCTTCAATTAACACAGATCCAGTTTTAAATGCTGCATCACTTGTAGCCTTAGCTCCATTTATTTTTGCATGTAATACATCATGTAGTTTTTCTTTTGGTGATGTACCTACTGGTGGCTGTACTGTTTTTTGTGTTGCGTACAGAGCATCCATAACAGTTTGTTCTACGTCCCCTTTAATTAGTGGTGGTAAAAATCCTGCAGCTTTTGATATTGCATTTCTTCTTTTACGTTGATCATTTAAATGTTCAATTGTTTTACAGTGTACCGTAGCTGTACCAATACCATCTGGTTTAGTTACATCAAATTCATATTCTGGTTCTGGGTCCAAATCTATTTTTCTAAGATTAGTTAATATAGGGTAAGAACCTTTTGATCCCGATAAGACTCCAAATTTTTTCTTTACACAAATACCTTTCTTACAGAATTCACTTAAAGGACTTTGTGTACAAGTATATCCTTTTGTACTTTTATTCCATGATTTAACTTTTGCTTTTAATTTTTGATCACTCCATGCATTTGCATGTTGTCCTGAAAAATATTTTACTGGTGCATTTTTAACTCTTTGTTCCCAATCATCACCATATTTCATTTTAACCATAACATGATAGTTGTACATAAACCTATCTTTACCATCAAAGTTTTCGTTTTTAGATAATTTAGATATTGCTGCTAGACATGGTGGTCCTTCAATAAATTCATCATCAACACCTTCCATACTTTTTACTTCGATGTCGTCTGTTATTTCTTTCAGTCTTTCTTTTGTCACCAGGTTTACACTGATGACCTTCATAAATTCTTCTAGACTAAATGATGTACCATCTATATTTAATCCTCTTCGTTTCTCCCCAAAATAAGGTAGGTTAATAAATTGTCCTGGTTTTAAATTACCTGTCTCACTATCTTTTGTTAATTGTGTTTGTTTAGGAAATATTTCACAATCTGGTTTTAATCCAAACAATGATAATAGGTTTGATAAAAATGATTTTACAATTGAAGCATTGGTAAATTTATCCATGAATAAAAATAAATGGAGTCCGCCGCTTTTAGATTCGACCGGCAATAGAGGTAGATCATACTGTTGTATAATATCTATGTAATCTTTTTTATTAAA